CTTTCAGATCTGCAGGTCTTTCAATCTCAATCTGACACTCTCCCAGGACAATCTGATCATCATTCTGTATGGTCCAGTATCCATAACCGCCACAGCAGGCGAACTGATCCGGCGGAAGATACTTCTCTGCTTCCGGAATATCCGCAGGAATCCGAATTTTGTAAACCTCCGCACTTTTCAGTCCGTTATCCGTAACTGCAGTCTTATGGTCCACATGGACGTGGACACCGTGAAGAACGGTTCTATGCCAGGTATCATAATTGGATGCATCTCCACTTATTCTGTTATAAACAGTCACATCTGCATTTGTGATCACATTGCATCGCCACCTTCCTTGACAGCCACCCGGTAGGGAGAAGATATGGATATGCTGCATCGTATGCTTTCTTCTTCACTACCTCTTCCGCTGTTTTTCCGTCACTTTGTTCTGTGACGTAGGTTACACTGTACCCGTCATTGTTTTCCGACTTAACAGGCGAAGTACCGGCCTGTTGCTGTGCATTGTATTTGTAATATACCTCCGCTACAGCACAGACCGCATCATTCACCGCTTCATTTTCTTCTACGAAGATATCTCCTCTAGCGTATGTCAAATGCCGGATATAAGCCTCTGCCTGTTTCTTAGCTTTCTTGAAGTCCTGTTCCGGGATGATGTTACCGCCATATTCATCTGCGTAGTATCCATACGTGATCTGCATGGATCATCACCTTCCCTTACTCACCTGTTTTCAGAACTGCACCTGCTTTCAGAACTGCAAACGGGCATCTCTTGTTTTTGTCCGTCTTAAGAGCGTTGATCGGATTCGGGATCTCCCATCCGAGACGCATTACTGCACGAAGAGCGACCATATCGTTCTGCATCAGGTTGTATGCGATAGTTCCGTCTGTGTTCTGTACAACACCCTCTGAGAAGAGTTTGAACGTGATGTCCTGACGGATAGAGTATACGAGTTGTGAGAAATCTCCGGAAATCATAAGCGCCTTTGACTTATCAAACGCTCCATTGTTCGGGAAGTTCATCGGAGATCCGTCAAGCGCATACTGTGTGGTTCCCTGCAGATCCTGTTTGAACAGCGGATCCCCGTTTGCGTTCTTCAGGCCTCTGAGTTTTGCTCTCATGGAAATGTCTGCCATGTGACCGTTTACAAAGTATCCGCAGTCTTCAATATGTGCGATCACCCCGTCCTCTGCCATGATCTTGTCATACAGACTGTCTGTCGCTCCTAATGTTACGACTGCTCCCGCTTTTGTCGCGGTTGTAACCACATCTTCTCTCCATGTGTTCGGTTTATTTTCACCGAACAGCACTGCACTGTCGATGACCTTCCCAAATGCTTCTGTAACTCTCGGTTTTACTTCTCCCCAGATGTCATACTCAGAATCATCCAGAACTGCTTCCGGAATCGGAACAATGACTGCAATCTCTTCGGCAGTGATGAACTTCTTGTCCCATGCCTGCTTTGTAGTTTTCTTCTGTCCGGTATCACCGTTTACGAAATATGCAATCGGCAGCATATCCAGTACCGGCATTTTGTACTGTCTGCTTGTCATGTTTGCCAGTTTACGACCTCTTGACAGGACGGCTGACTGTGCGATCGTTCCCTGAATGATCTCATTGGATTCCTGAGTCGGAATCAGAGTCTCCGCTCCAGTACGATCAATGATGTTTACATCTTCTTCAAACAATCTTAAATTCATTCTTTTATTCTGCATTTACTCTACCTCCATTATCTTCGTGCGGCAGCTCTGATCCGGTCATTGATGGAAGCGTTCATGTTTCCACCAGCACCATTGGAAGCATTACCTGCTGAAGAATCTGCAATCCGGTAAGAACCGCCACCGGCAAATCTCGGATTCTCCTTCAGGAACTTCTCTGCTGCCTTTTCAAATGTCGTTTTATCATCTACCATTTTGGAAACCTTGTAAGTCACATAGTCCAGATCATCCGCCTTGACACCTTTTCCGGATAAAAATTTCTCGTTCTTCATCTGCTGGACTTCATTTCTGGAATTTTCCAGATCCTGCTGCAGCTGTGTCACATTCGGCTGATTCTTTTTCTGCTGTTCCTTATAATCGGCAATTGCCTGATTCACCTGCTGTTCTGTCATTCCCTGCTGCTGAAAATAAGAACGAAGTGCCGCTTTTTCGGCTCTGTCTGCTCTCGCATTGGCAATCTCTTCTGCCTGCGCAAAGCTGTATGAGCCCTGATTTCCTGATCCACCGGCATTTCCCTGGCTGCCGTTACCTGCTCCAGCGTTTCCACCCTGTCCACCAGAGCCAACTCCGCCGCCGTCTTCAAAGAGCTGTAAAAACATTCTTTTTCTCATGCTTACCTCCAAATATGAGTGTTTTTCCAGAGCTTTTTCTGTCTTCATGTTTTGGACATAATAAAAAGCACCCTCACTGGATGCTCATTTACTCAAATTGTATGCAATTGTATTCCTGGTCAATTACTGCAATCCCCAGGAACCATGAATCCACCAGAAGTTTCCCACCATCTGACAGATCTTCCCATTCGATCACAGTCATCCCACTGGCTGTTTCTGCACGGATTCTGTCACCTGTCAGATCTTCCAGGGAATTGATCAGGTTGCAGGTCAATGCTGATACCGCAGCACAGGCACGATCGATACCATCCGGACTCTTCTGGCAGGCATGACCGTTCATGCAGATGCTGTGATCTGTTATTTTGATCGTTATCATTTGAACCTCCTAAAAATGAGTACAAAAATACCACCGGTCATTTCGACTGGTGGCAAAAACTATGGAATCAAATCCGTTATTCCTTTTGCCGCTTTATACATCTTCTGCATAATACTGTTTTCGCTCAAATATTCAAGACCTTTTAAAGTAATCTGAATATCTTCCGCATCAACGTTTGTCTCTCCGGTTACATACTTCTGGATTGTTACCCCTTTGATGTAACCAGCATCTAAAAGCATCTCGATATATTTATTCCAACGCTCATTGGATATTTTCAACGCCTTCGGACTAATGCTATCCAAGTTGCATTCTTCCAAGTCCATTGATTTTTCCAATGCTGAAAGTATCTTATAAATGATTTTAAAATTATCCATAACGTACCTCCTAGTTCGTTTGATAATATATATCGTCTCTTATAGACTCTAACATACACGTTTTCGGAGTAGCCTCATAATCCTTTCCTATCCAGTATACAGACTCATCTTCGATGTAATCCATGAAAGCAATTTTTGTATCTACATCTATCTCAAATCTCCTGTTGTTTTCAGATGTTAATACTTTTTGCACTAACGGATTATCCGCATATTCTTTTTTTAAAAAATCTATTTGCTCTTGACTCAGTTCAAATTTACGCATTGTGCAGTCTCCTTACCAAATCCTTATCCGTCGGATTACATTGAATCAACATCCCGTTTTCCGGATTTATCGAAACAGTTGCTTTCTCACCGATATATCTCTGGCTTATTCTTCCGTTCCTATCAGCTTTTGGATTTTTCAAATCAAGTGGGCTTCTCAGTGCATTTATGATTTCCTCTATCGTTACCCCTGATCGAGATCTCTTCGTCTTCGGATCTTCCATCGTTCCGATTACACGTTCCAGAAAATGTTTACTCTGACCGGTAATTCTTACGCCATTTGATGTCTTAATGCCAACCACCGTCTTCTCAATTTCCTTATGAAGCTTAACATAATTCTCAAAACTTGACATCGGGGAAATCATTCCTTCTTTAACCGATTTCATGTAGGTCTGAAGTAGCTCCCACTTCTTACTGTCATTATATTTCACCTGACCGAACTTTACAAGTGATCCAACGGAATCTCCCAGAACTTCTTTGTACCGCTTGTACTGTGCGATATCTTTTGAAGCGTTTTGGATCATCTCCGGTGGAAATAGCTTATTCTGCGTTTTACTATTGGTGGCAATTCTTCCTCGTCCATCAATATAAATCCGCTCTCTTTCCTCTTTCAATCCCATTTTCCGAGAAAATGCTGCATATTCGTTAAGCTGTCCCTGATATTTGGCTTTTTGGAGCATAACTTCCTGCCGATCAGCACCGCCATCCTGAAGCATCTGTACCTTTTCTCGCTGCGCTCTCATTGCCGTTTCCATTTGGCGTTGTCTCTGCTTTGCCTCATACAGGGTGTACTCTTTGCCCTGGAACTCTTTTGGCTTGCTTTCCTTCCGGTTCTGTTCTTCGAGCCAGTCATCCGACCAGTTGCGTTCCGATATTCCCGGAAAGAACGGATAGTATGTGTGGTAGCAGTTAGCTCCCAGAAGTCCGGTCACGGTACCAAGTCCACAGACCGAATACAGCTGCTCCTTTGTCCAGACACGTCCTTGCCATACCGAATGCGTAGGTCGTGCTCCGGCATGCCATTCAACCTCGAAATACTCTGTTCCAAGCTTCTTGGCATTGTAGCCTGCTATTTCTCCGGTAAGATTCGCCACACCAGTCATCACAGCTCTTCTGGCAGCCACTTCTACCCGGCTTGCATATCCGGATCCATACTCAATCTTCCGAAGCCCACTGTTTGTCAGCTGCGTAACCACCCGGCGTAATACACTGCCATAGTCAAATGCTCCAGTCACAACGTCAAAGCAGGCATTGTCCAGATAATTTGTATAAACCTGCGATAGTGGCGTCAGAATCTTTCTTCCATTGTAATCCAGATAAAATCCAAGGGACTGGGTTACATTTTCAAGGTCTGCCAAGCTCTGCTGGATGATCGCATCTGTGATCTGCTGCAATTGCTTATTCTCTTCATACGGGATAAACTCAGCATTGATCTGTTCGTAAATGTCCTTGTTCCGAACATATTCCCAGTCAATTACCTTATCGTACAGCTCAAACATTTCCGGATAAGACGCATCCAGTGTTTTCTTGATCTCTCTTTCGATATCCTCGGAAGAATATCCCAGAATCCGAAGTCTATTGATCTGCCAGTCTGCTGTACTGGTGATCTCGCCGGTCTTTTTGATCCGCCGGGCAATGTCCTGCAGAATCCGTTCTTCCAGGCTTATGTACAGCGCTGCAATCTTACTGGCAATCTTTTCTTTGTAATCATCCCGCATCCTACTCCATCACCTGATTCTGCTCTGGCAGATTCTTTTTTGCCTGTTCCACTGTTTCACCGTACCATTTTGCACGGTACTCTTCATGCCGCATCACGCCCATACTGACGTCCTGACGGTCCTGCTGACGCTCTGCGCCCTTATCCTCAATGATAGAATCATCGAAATCAATCACAATATCTGTGTTCTGGTCCAGTGTATTTCCTGTCACAATACCGAGCCGGATAATGATTCTGACCAACCGTTTTAGGACATCTTCCAAGATTATCTCATGCTTCTTTAGCATACGGTACATATCTGAGTTCTCTGAAATGATCTCGGTTGCTGTCTTCGCTCCTGCTCCGTCAAACCGGTATCTTTCCGTACCGAATCCGCATTTCAGAGACAGATAATTCAGGTCATCATTGATTGCCTTACTGTGCTGTTCTACCCGGAGGCTCATGTCCACTTCCTTGATCAGACCGGTCTGGCTCTTATCGTAATCTTCCGGAAGTGAATAGAACACGCCATCATCCGGATCAAAGGTTGGGGATCCATCCTCATTCGTCAGCATTTCCGGAGCGACAAAGATTCTTTTTCTTCCCAGATCGAACTCATTGCAGTAGGAATCAAACTCCGTGTCCAGTTTTTTTAAGGTATCTATGGCGTTTGCAAAAATCGCAATTCCCATTGGATTACATTCGCCCACATTGTTTGTGATATTCAGCCTGTCAATAACAAACTGCGGCTCTGTGGATCCTGTCTCTGTTCTGGCTACTAGATTTGCAAATGGTTTCAGCTGTTTCCATTCCTGTTCTGTCAGTTCACAACCTTCCACACTGCCTTTTGTGCATTCCAGGACGCTGTTTTCAATCACATACATCCCTTTTGATCCTATCTGGTGAAACTGAATCTGCACGTATTTCTTTTGACGAACTGTATGCACGAACGTAAAAATGCACTCCGTAACCTCCCCATTATTCCAGCTGACCGGATAAATGTTCTTGGCATCCACATAGTTGATTCCAATCTCACCTGCAGATATCGTTCCATCTTCCTGCACAACCGCATTGTACAGATAAGGGATATATGCCACGGTCCCGGAATACGCTTTCCGTTCCTGGTAGTCATTTCCCATAACCAGGAAGTGATTGTTATCCAGAACCTTCTGCACAAATTCCTGTGTCGTTTCATCCTCCAGCGTGATCATAACTCTCTCATTGAAGAGCAGATCTGCAATATCCTCTGACAGTTTCTTTGCCATTCCCATGCTCTTCCTACGGCATCGTTTACTTGTACCTCGTCCGGTATTCACCTTGTAGAACGTAAACTGCCGGACATTGGAATTGTACCAGCTGATCCACTCATCGATCTTCCGGTAGAACGAAGCATCTACCGTATCGATTCCTTTTTTCCTGAAATAATTAAAGATATTCATCCTCTTCTCTCACCTCCCTGCTGCTGATATCGCATATGTCTATTTCTTCCGGCGTTTCATCTTTAGGTAGCCAATGTTTGATCTTGCTCCAGGCGCCCATAACCACATAGCGTATGGCATCCATGCAGTGATCCGCTTCCTTCACCGGCACTTCTTTTCCTTTTTCAATGGATTTCTTATCATACTCGTAGGTTCCAAATTCCTGCACCGCATACTCTTGCTTCGGAGAAATCGACATGATATCGAATACCAGTACTTTCTGTACCCGGCTGATTCCAAGCGCCACGTCATTTTCCGCATCCCGCAGAAACACCTGATAGTCCAGTCCGGTTCTGGTGGCTCTTCTAACCTCTTCTGCCAGACCTTTTGCAGATGGATCCAGAAAAATATAAAAGATCCGGTTCTCATACTGTTCATGCAGCTCATCCATGAACTCAACCAGATCTCTTGCATATTCAGACGGACTCTTCTGCCTTCCAGATTCCCGTCCACTGTGATAATATTCTCCAAGTCCCGGAAATTTCTTCCGGTAGGTGTCCAGGCCAAACGCTTCAAAAGTTGTCGCATTCTGCTGACCGTAGTCACCACCGATGTAAATCCGGTCATATCTCCTGTCCGGATCCGGCTTTTGTCTGTGCCGATCTGAAAACATATAATAGATCAGCTCATCCACGCCAATCGCTTCGCCGAGCCATACCCACCGGTACATCTTCGGATCTGCTTTCTTCATCATCTCCGCCGATGCAATCAGATCAGGACCTAACCAGTCCACCGGCACATCCCGGTAATCCGTATGAATATGGATGCAGTCCTCACGTTTTTCCATCTTCTTGCACCACAGGTTAATCGGGGCATTCGGGTTCTTTGGTGGGTTATACAGATAGATCATCTGGAATCCACCCTTATTTCCACGGACGAACGTTGCTTCAATGTTGGTCAGCTCATCTTCGCCTTCACCATCATCGAAGAACTCTGTCAGTTCATCCAGGACAACCAGCTTGATCGGTTTATCCTCGTCAATGATACCCTTTGTATCGTCAATACCGTCTGATCCGGCAAAGTACATTGTTGTCCCGTACTTCTTGTAAGTGATTTCCATCGGGGATTTCGTAATCCGGAACTTGTTTTTCGGTATCTGCAAACGGCTGATTCCCCGCAACATTTCCTTGTATACCGTCTTCCTGAGCTTGTTATGGTGCTTACGCAGCACTACAACCGAACCATTGGCATCTGATACAAGCTGATAGTCTGACCGGATGGAAGCATAGCTTGATTTCGTTCCGGCTCTTCCGGATGTGAGAATGATATGTTTGATACTCCGGTTATTAAATATCTGCAGATACTTCGGAATTATGATCTCCGATATCCGGACCTGTTTCTTCTGGTGCATCATTGATAATCTCTACTCCTTCATCCTCATCACCGTTTCCACCACTCATTCTGGCGGTGTTTGTGCGGATCTGCTCAATTCTGGCTTTTTGTTCTTCGCTTGCAGCTTCCCAGTCTTTATGCAGCATTTCATCATACTGCTTGATCATTGCCCGGAGCTCCCCCTGCGCTCTTGCCTGAGCTTTCAGGAAGTTCTCCTGTTTATCCCAGGCTTGCTGTACTTCCCATTTCTCACCAATCACATTTCCATCTTTTTCTTCTACCTTCTCAACAGTCTTGTCTGCCTGATCCTTGACATATGCAATCCTCTGCGCCCTGACAATTGCAGCATAAGCAATCTGTATCTGATGCCACAGCAGATCAAGTGGATCAGCCTGTTCAATGGCAGAAAAAATCTCCCGTGTTTCCTCCGGGAGATACTTGCTGAAGAATCCGTATTTTTCAGCATTCTTATTCTGTTCAGGTGCTCCACCGCCATTTCCGACAGCATTTTTATTCTTTGGCTGTCCACCTCTTTTTCTTATCCGAACGTTCGTTTTCTTATTCGAGCTCCTATCCGAGCGTTCGTTTTCCCATTTATGAGTACACTTCCAACGCCGAACTGTTCCTTCTGGCAAACTTAGCCGGTTTGCAATCTCAACCAACTTCATGCCCTGTAGGTACATGGCTTTCGCCTGTTCAATTCGTGGATCCGGAGCTCTCGCCATGTACCATCACCTCTCATTCGTGTTGTTTTGACTTTTGCTAATGCTCATCATCTTCCTGAAATACCAATGCGCCAACCGGTATTGTGGCGTCTTCATTCTTTTTTATTTCTTCTCTAATCTCCTTATTTTTGCCCCTTGTTATCGTATCTTTTAATGCCGCCCAAACTGCAATGCACACTGCACAACACACAACAATTTCTATAACTCTCATCAACAATTTCTCAGGTCTTTTTGTATCGAAAATTGCAAGCAAAAATGTTCCTACAGTAGACATTCCAAAACCGATATTCAAATTTGTCTTTTCTGCCACAATTCCTTTTGCCAATCTATAAGCCTTCCGCTTTTCTTCTTTTATTACTTTAACTTTTCCTCTGTCATTCTTAAGCAACGGTAATCTAGCGCTTGCATTTTGCACACCTTCTAGGATATTATCCTTCCCCATATTTATTCCGTTTAATGAAGCAAATAAAAGTCCCATTATCACCAAACTATTTCCAATTCCCCATAATATTATATCCATACTTTCCCTCCACCGATAAATCTAACCTCATAATACCTCTTTTTCTGGCACTTGGCAACGAAAAAGACGACCTGTCACCAGATCGCCCTTTTATCACACTTACCGTCGGAGAACTTATTGTGAAAATGTCACATCCGAAAAGCTCTTTTCTTTCGCTTCTCGATGTTATCATAATACCACAGATGTTACTGACATTCACTGACATCTTTCCTCGGAAGCCGAAAATTTACCAGTGCCTTCCCGTGAAATCTGTAGATCTGTCGTTCTGAAAACTTCATCTTCTCTGCAATCTCCCACCAATCCATCCCACGAATATACCGGTAAAACAGCACGTCTTTCTCATTTTCGCTCCGCAGCCTTTTGATCTGCCGTACAATCTCCTGATATTCCACCATCCGCATATATCGTTCTTTTATCAGCTCCGATACCATACGGTCAAGCTCTGCTGCATAACCGGACAGATCTCCCTGACTGCTCCCGTGTGGCATCCCATCATTATTCATCGATGGGGAAATCTTCATAGATCGCAACTCTGCTATTTCCGCATTGATTCTATGTATCCTCCGGACATGGATCCTGTACTGTCTCAGATACTCTTTCTTTTTCTCATTTTCCGTCATTTCTTTTTCTTCGGTCTGCAATGGTATCCACCTCCGCTGTAATGTCATACTTCTTCGCCAGATATTCCGCAACGCTTACGCTCTGGTAAGCCGGTCTTTTGAATCTCTCCAACGCCTTTGCATCATGCCGGCTCTCCAGTTCCTCATAATGCTGCTGTCTATCCCTCCGCTGCTCTTTTCTGCTTCGTTTCTCCTGCAAATTATCACCTTCTATCCTCTGAACACTTCCGGAAGCGGCATCCACGCCACAACCTTATACGGTTCTCCCTGTTCATCGAACCAGACACCTGTCTGGGAATAATACAGCGTTGTTGCCTTATCTGCTCCCTCGATCGTGACCAGAAACTCCGCTGCATATGCACTTCTGACATATGATTCTATGAACTCCCGTTGATTTGGGAGTCTTTCTGTTGTTGGAATCCATCCATGCTCTTCCTTGTATTTTTCTACCGCATCCTGCCGAAGCATCTCAATCAATTCTGCAATATTCCCTGTATCACTCGATTTCATTATCTCTTACCTCCAGACTTTTTCAAAACATCCCCGATGCAAAAATACTTCTGTCCCACGTTTTGTTTTTATGTATTCAACATCTGCCAGTTCATCACTCCCCCGGATATATTCTTTACACCCGGGACAAATGGCACATCCCCCATGCCTTTCCTTGTACTTCTCCAATAGACTCTTTTTTTTCTTGTCCGTTAATTCAATCACATTATCCCCTCCTGACGGATCTTCCGGATTCTTGCTTTCAGGCTTTCCATTACCCAGTTCTGGACATCCTCTTTCTTCTCCAGTGCTAGCATGACGTCCTCATCACGGGTTCCACTGCACACCAGATGATGAATGATCACTTTTTCTTCCTGCCCTTGTCTATGCAGTCTTTTATTTGCCTGCGTATATAATTCATAGTTCCAGGTAAGACCAAACCAGATCACATGGTTTCCACCCTGCTGTAGGTTCAATCCGTAAGCACTGCTTGCCGGATGCGTCAGTAAAACGTCCACCTCATGTCGGTTCCACGCATCCTCGTCCTCAGTTGTCCTCAACTCCCTCACCCGGAGTTTTAACTTTTCCAGTGCTTTCAGAATCCGTACCCGGTCATGCTGAAAATTATAAAACACAAGGACGGATTTTCCATTCAGGCTCTCAATCAGTTCAAGGAATGCCTCTATCTTGCATCCGTGGATTTCATGTACTTCATGATCCTCGTCATAAATCGCCCCGTTCGACAGCTGTAGTAATTTATTGCTCAACGCTGCAGCACTGGTAACACTTATCTCCTCTTCGTCTTCCGGAAGAGCCAAAACCATCTTTCTTTCCAGTTCACGGTATGCCTTTTCCGCTTTCACGTCCAACGTGACCGGGATCTGATGGTAAATGATATCCGGAAGCTGCAGGTAGTCTTCCGCTTTCATGCTGATGCAGATATCCGAAATCTTTTCCAGAATGCTCTCTTCCGTTCCTGGTTTTGCCCTGTAGTTATAAATCACATTCTGTCCTCTGTCTCCCGGATCAAAATACCGCTCCCGGAACTGGGTATATCTTCGGCCAAGTCTTTCACCGCCGTCCAGTAAAAAGATCTGGCTCCAGAGATCTTCCAGTCCGTTCGGTGAAGGTGTTCCGGTAAGTTCCACCATCCGGTTAATGTGACCACTCATACTTGCTAGTGCTTTGAACCTTTTCGCTTTGTGGCTTTTGAAGGATGAGGACTCATCCACGATCACCATGTCAAACGGCCATGCTTGCTTATAATAATCCACCAGCCAGCATACGTTTTCCCGGTTGATGATATAAATGTCTGCCGGTGTATTCAGCGCCCGGATCCGTTTTATCTGGCTTCCCAAAACCTGGGATTCCCGAAGCATCTTTGTATGCTCCCATTTGTCTTTTTCTTTTGTCCAGGTTCCTTCTGCCACTTTCTTCGGCGCAATCACAAGCACCTTCCTCACCAGGAACCGGTTGTATTTTAATTCTTTTACTGCCGTCAGTGTTGTGACGGTCTTTCCAAGCCCCATATCCAGGAACAACCCGATCTTGTTAATCTCTAAAATCTTTTCGATGCAGTGTGCCTGATATGCATGTGGTTTAAATTCCATTCCACATCTCCTCCAAAAAATTTTCTACGTCCTTCGCTCCATACAGTACTCTCACATTCTGACCAAGTTTTTCCAGTCTTGTGATCTGCACTTTCTGCAGACTGGATAATTTTCCCGACTCCGTTTTCAGTTCCACAAACATCGGTGCCGTATCCGGCAGAACCACGATCCGGTCCGGCACACCATCATTCCCCGGACTGACGAACTTATACGCCCTGCCGCCCATTCTCCGGACACCATCCACCAGTTTTTTCTCAACCTCGCGTTCAAGCATTTATCACACCTCCAAATACCAAAACCAGTTCTCCGTAGATTCTCCATCAGCCGTTTGGTGAAATGTTTTTACTCCCAGATTCTTTCTTGCGGTCTTTAACTCTTTGCGGGTAAATCCATTTTTTAACGCCCGTTCCCTTACATCATCGCAGAGTACTGTTCCCTCTGTCTGCAACAATATTTCCAACCATTTCTCGCAATTCATTTCTGCCTCCTGTGTTACTGTTCCTCACGTACACATGTATATGGACCCCCGTATTATGTACGTTATATACGTCATGTACGATTTTTATTATTTATTTTTTTATTCATATATAAATTATGGCAACATTAGTAACATATTATAGAAAACCCTTTATTTATCAGGCTTTCAGCGTTGCTTTGTCTGTTGCCTTTTCTATTTTCTTATGCAACATTGGCAACATCTCTATTTTTTGCCCGTTGCCGTGTTGCCGTTAAGTTGCCGTTATTTTTCAAGTATGTCAACACTTCTGGCAACGCGTTCAAACCCTTTTTGGATTCCGTGTGGACCATATCTGCGCTTCGACCGATTTGGTTTCCATCCTTTAATCCCACTGAGTATCTGGTTGATCTCCCTACTGTCTGTCCGTTTCATATATCTTGCATCACCGCCAAAACACTCTGTCCATATTTCTAATGAACATACTTTATCCCTGTCTACAAGCTCCGTTTTTTCGTCCAGATGGAGATTCCCATTCCAAAACTGTTTCCTCTGAAGCAGGCTCATTGAGTCCCAGTTATCCGGTATTTTCCGTTCCAGAAACTCCCGGATAATCCCTTCTTTTCCGGAAGACTCCCTGTGGCTTTCCTGCATCTCCAACGCCATTTCTTCC